CCTAGGATACCAAGATGGTCGCCTCAACTCTTCCGAGTGGGGGTGGGCGGGCCGCAATCGCAGCCCGATATTCCCATCATACCCGCTTTCCGAAGCGTAGGCATCGAGACCTAGTTGTAGGTTTAATATGTTCATGTATCCGGATTCTTGCGTTCCCGGTAGAGGCTCGAAGCCTCGGACCCCCTGGAGGGTTCCGAATCCTAAACGCATGACACGCTGAAAAAGGGATCTCACCGACTGACCGATACGGACATTCGAATGACATTCCAACGGGGCCCGGACAAATGGCCCCAACTAATACAACTCACCTCCCAGATGTAGCCATGCGCAACACACTCAGGCGAAGCCAAGATTGACCTGTGGGAGGGAGAGGGGAGAGAGAGATGCGGGAGGACCAAAGTAAGTCCTAAAGTTTCGAGCCCCCCGTACGAACCGGGACCGAACAAGTTCCATGGTAACATGGAGACAAGGATGGTCATCGATCCATAGGGATCTGCGAGCATTTTCGGTAACAAATACTCGATCGCCATAGGACTTAAAATGGTCATAAACTGGCCTAGGCCAGACAAATGACCAAAGCTTTGGCCCCCGCTGGAGTTGGCGGAAGGAGGGAGGTTGATAAGAAGGTGTCTGAGAGGATCGTTCTCTGTAGGATAGATAGTCGATGGATACCCTTTCAGGTTTAACGGGAACCCCCGTCCATCTCGAGACTAAATCTCCTGCAACGTCCTTGGTCATAGAGTCGAAGATAGGATAAAGGGAAGCCTTTGGAGGCGGCCCGACAACCATTTCGACACTACGACATACACCTTTCTTGATGGTGGGTGCCGGCCCATCGGTCAAGGCACGGCGAAACCAGGACTTCTTGGAAAGGATCCCGTATTCTCTTCTAGACAGATTTGACAAGTCAATCTGCCTCGCGGCAATCTCGAAACGCATCAGACAATTCACAACGAGGGACTTGACCTCGCCACGAAAAGTCGAAATGCCATCGAGCACCTCTGTCAAGAGACATCCGGGCTCCTTCTTACAAGGCCTGAAGAAGGACAGGACGGGTTTTGGAGCTAGTTGTCCACGACGGATGAAGAAACTCTGGGAGTTCAAATCCGCCGAAATGTTAGAGTAGCCGGTCTTCTCAACATTGACACAAAGACCAAAAGTCCCAGTCACCTCTTTCCAGAGGGAAAAGAACTTCTGATCACCTGCGAAGACGCAGTCGTCGCCGTTAAACCGGCCCACTCTATTGGCCCCGCAACCTCGGGCGATATCGCTGGCGATGTCGAAACATGCCTTGTTCAAGAGACAGAGCAGGGGGAAACTTACGAGGTTTCCCATCATGCTGCCTCTCTTTATAGGGCGAATCATCCCGGTGTGAGGATTTAACCACCTAAGGTTACGAAAAGATCCTCTCAACACCGTCCTCTCATTCTCCGTCATTCTTGCATCCTTCGAAAGCTCATCAATCACGGCGTCGACCGCCTCAAGGTAGATGCGGTCAGTGGCAGACTCGTAATCTCCACTGATAACCGCTTCTCCTTCACGACGATCGTTGATGACCTTCTCGAAGTCCTCTTTCTTTACGTTCCCACGAACCAACCATCCGAAGGCGGATAAATGGTCGTACAGGGCATTATGAACAGGAGTCAGGACCCGTTTGACACGGGCGGACTGCATCGTGACAACACGAAGCTTTCCCTTAGTCTTGGCAACTCCCAGTCTGACCAAAGAGTCATCCTGGGAGCATTTGGAAGGGTCCGCGGAAAGCGTACCCCCTTCTCCCTGAGTCATTTCAAAACACCCCTGCTGGTCAGGAACGTAAACACCGCTCTCACTTCTTCTTACACCACCCTCCACACACTCTTTGCGAGCGTTTTCCAAACGCTCTCCCCAACCGTGAGCGAGAGACCGGACGTGACGTCTGAGAAGCCAATAGGGGTCGTACGACCACTTACAATCGACAGGCTCAACGTCGCGACCCATCCGGTCAGCCCACTCTTCCTTGGCCGTCTGGCCCCGATCGTGATCGC